CTTGATACAGAAGTAATACAAGTAGAAACTGATGAGGGTAGCTTATTTCCTGTTGGTGGAATAAGAATGACTATTAGATGTATGTATGAGTATCAAGCTGGAACACCATAGGAGATAATATGACAACTAAAATTATAAATAGAATAGAAAAGAAAATAGACCAAATAGAAAAATTACACGATAAAGAGTCTATGCTATGTGAAGAAGTAAAAGACTTATTAGCTGAATTAAAAGAAAATCAAGAAGAAGATAGTCAAGATTGGGAAGAAGATATTGACGATGAAGATATTGATGAAGAAGATATTGACGAAGAAGAAGAAAACTAATAAAAGGACTTATGGCTAAAGATATTAAATTATATAAAGATGGGAATGAAGTTATAATTAACGAAACTCAACTTGATAATTTTTTAGATTTAGGTTGGAAGCAAGAAAAACAAAATATATCAACAAGCAAAAAGGAAAATAAAAAATGGCAACACACTTTGGAAAAGAAGGAGTCGTAACTGCTGGTGGAACTGGTATAGGCGAACTAACTGGTTACACACTTGAAACTACTTCTGATGTTGTAGAAGATACTCAACTTTCAGATGCTACTAAATCTTTTGTAGCTGGAAGAACATCATTCTCAGGAACTTTAGAAATGAGTTATGATGAAACTGATTCTCCACAACAAACATTAACTGCTGGAACTACTATAGCTTTTATATTAGCACCAGAGGGTAATTCTTCAGGAGATGAAACTTTCACAGGTTCAGGAATTGTTACAGGAATGAGTGTCAATGTTACTTTAGATGGAATAACTACAAGATCAGTTACTTTTCAAGGCACAGGAGCATTAACAAGAGGAACTGTATAATTCTAATTTATGTCAGTTATTGATAGAGTAAAAACTCATTTTGAAACTCTCAAAACTATTACTATTGAAGTTGAGGAGTGGAAAGACGAGCATGGCAAACCGAGTATATTTTATTCAGAACCACTTACCCTTGAAGAAAAAAACATAATTTTTAAAAAGTCTAGTAACTTTCAAGACTTAACTGTTCTTGTTGATTTGCTTATAATGAAACTCCAAGTCAAGAATGATAAAGGAGAAATGATTAAAGCATTTGAACCATTTGATAAACTTGCTTTAAGAAAAAAAGCAGACTCTAATGTTATATCAACTATTGCCAATCAAATACTTTTAGATACTAATTACGAGGAAGCCGAAAAAAAGTAACTAGCGACCCTGACATCAGGTCGCTTCTAGTCGTTGCAGAGAGATTACACCTTACAATACAACAAGTTCTTGATATGCCAGTTAGCCATTATAATCTTTGGATAGCTTACTTGAAAAAAGAGCAAGATGAGTATAAAACAAAACAATCGTTAGCAGAAGCAAGGAAATATAAGTAATGGCAAATCAAAAACTTAACATAGATATAGTAGCACGAGATAAAACAAAACAAGCTTTAGGTAATGTTCAAGGTGCATTGTCAAAAGTTAAAGGTGCTGTGTTTAATTTGCAAAATGCTTTTATTGGTTTAGGTGCTGGTTTAGTTATAAGAAATTTAGTTAGTACAGGTAAAGAATTAGAAAATTTAAGAGTAAGACTAAAATTCTTATTAAAAGATACAAATGAGGGTGCAAAAGCATTTGACAATATGGTTAAGTTTGCATCTAAAGTTCCATTTTCTCTTGAAGAAATACAATCAGGTTCTGGTATATTAGCAACTGTTACAGACAATGCTAATGATCTACAAAAGATGTTAGAGATAACTGGTAATGTTGCAGCAGTTACAGGATTAGATTTTAGAACAACAGCAGAACAGATACAAAGATCATTTAGTGCTGGTATAGGTGCGGCAGATTTATTTAGAGAAAAAGGTGTAAGAAATATGCTTGGTTTTCAAGCTGGTGCTGCTGTTTCAATAGAAGCAACAGTTCAAAAGTTTGAAGAAGTATTTGGAAAAGGTGGTAGATTTGGAAAAGCTACTGATGAACTAGCAGAAACTTTTCAAGGAACTTTATCAATGATTGGAGATAAAGTATTTAATTTTAAAAAAGTTATATTAGAAGCTGGTTTATTTGAAACTCTTAAAAAAGAATTTGGTGCATTAGATAAGTTTTTAGAAGAAAATTCAAAACAAATAGATCAAATAGCACAGGATATTGGAATTGTTTTAGGCATGGCAGTAACAAAAGTTGCTGATGCAATTAAAATTTTAAAAGACAATATGAATATTTTTAAGAATGTAATAATGCTTTTAATATCAGTAAAAGTTGTAACATTATTTTCTACTCTAGCGATAGCAATATCAAATGCTTCGAAAGCTATGATGGCATTTGGTTTTGCAACTTTATTTACAAAAGGTGGATTATTAGGCATAGGAAAAGCAATTGCAAAAGGTGGTGCAATATTTTTAGCATTTAAAGGTTTAGAAAAACTATTTGATAATATGAATAAAGAATTTGCCGAACTAAAATTTGAAATTAAAAATGTTTTACCAGTTGCAAGAGATTTACAAAAAGTTTTAATGCCTGTAAGAGATGTATTTAATAATGCTTCTATAGGTGTAAAAATTATTGAACACGAATTATCAGTTGAAATTCCAAGTGCAATACAAAAAACAATAGAAAAATTTAAAGAACTTAATAATGGTGTTTTAGAGAAAATAAAACAAAAAAAAGCAAATATAAAAAATATTATTGCTGAGGGTATTAATGATGGAATAACTAAAATGTCCCAAGCATTATCCAGATCATTAATATTTGGAGAAAAATTATCAGATACGTTAAGAAATATGGCATTAAATGTTTTAGCAAGAATTACTGCAATATTAATTGAACAGATAGCAAGACAATCAATACAGATTGCTATGGAACACTCACAAACTGTTGAACTGTTAAAAAAATTATCTATTGAAAAACTTATTACAGATGAAAAAAGAAAACAACAAGCAGCTAGTGCTGGTGGTAGCGATAATATGGGAAGTTCATTAGTACGAATGGCAAGTTCTTTTTTAGGTTTTGCTAAAGGTGGTGCAGTATCAAAAGGACAACCAGTTGTAGTCGGAGAAAGAGGTGCTGAAGTTTTTGTTCCAAATAGTACAGGACAAATAACACAAGCTGCTAGAGGGACTGGTGGTGGACAAACAACAGTAAATTTTAATATTAATACTTTAGACGCAAGTGGTTTTGACGATCTATTAGTAAGAAACAGAGGAACTATTACACAAATAATTAATAACGCAGTTAATGAAAGAGGGAGTAGAAATCTAATATAATGTCTGGTGCTTTTCCCATATCAACTGCAAAGTTTGAAACTTTAGGAATAAAGTCTATTCAAAATACACTTATATCTAAATCTGTATCAGGTAAGAAACTTGCAAGACAAATTGACAATCAAAGGTTTGCATTTTCTGTTCGTATTATTACAGGAAAAAGATCAGATGTTTATGGAGATTTATTTGCATTTATAGTTAAGCAAAGATCAGGTAAAGAAAACTTTACTATAATCCCACCAGAAATAGAAGATGCAAGAGGTAATGAAACAGGAACAGTATTAGTTAATGGAGTTCACGCAGTTGGAGATACGACTATTGCTTGTGATGCTTTTGCTGGAGATGGTGCTGGTAGATTTAAAGCTGGAGATTTTTTAAAGTTTGCTTCACACGACAAAGTTTATATGGTTGTATCAGATGTAACAAGTTCTAGTAACGCAGCAACAGTTACAATAGAGCCACCTTTACTTGTAGCACTTGCAGATGATTCAGTAGTTACTTATGACAATGTTCCTTTTACAGTACATTTAACAAATGATATTCAAGAATTTGGTGTAGCTGGTGCAGATAAAGATGGTGCTTTATTATATCAATTTGAATTTGATGTTGAAGAAGCTCTATAATGAAATATAAAGTAAAGTATTGGATTAATGTTGATGCTATTGCAGAAGAAATAATTGACGAAGAAAACATTGACTTTGACAACAATGATTTAGGTAAATATAACGAACCAACAAAAACTGCTAAATTTAAGGTTTTTGATGGTATAAAGATAAACAGAAGAAGTTACGAAAAATATGACGAGATCACTAACGACAGCAGTAAAGAACGAATTAGCAACAAATGATATTCGACCAGTACATCTTATCACTATTAGCTTTGGTACTCCTGTTAATATCACAGATTGTTCATTTCCATTAACATCATCAGTATCAGGCTCATCAGTTACATACGCAGCTAGTGATTTTATATTAGGTATATCTAATCATACAGAAGAAACAGATATTACTAAATCAAGTGTAAGTATTAGTTTATCAGGTGCAGACCAAACATTTATTTCAACAGTGTTAAATGAAAATGTAGTTAATGATAATGTAGATATTTTTAGAGGATTTTTAAATGATTCTAATGGTTTAATTGCTGACCCATTTTTATTATATCGAGGTAAAATAGAAAGTTTTGAAATACAAGAGGGAGAAAAAGAAAGTACAGTTGCTTTATCAATAGTATCACATTGGGCAGACTTTGAAAAAAAGAATGGTCGTAAAACTAATAATACATCACAACAAAGATTTTTTAGTACAGATGTAGGTATGGACTTTGCATCTCAAACAGTACAAGATATTAAATGGGGTAGAGCATAATGGGTTTTGGTAGTATTTTTAAAGCAGTAACAAGAGTAGTATCTTTTTTTAAAAGTGCAAATCCTCTTGTATCTTTAGGTGTAACATTATTTTTAGCTTGGATATTAAGACCCAAAGTTCCTGAAATAGAAGATTTTGGTACAAATGAATTTGATGATTTTGAACGAGGTTTATTAATTAACAAACAAAGTAATGACGCAAATATTCCTGTTATATTTGGAGAAAGACTTGTTGGTGGAACTAGAGTCTTTATGGAAACTTCAGGAACAGATAACACTTACTTATATATGGCAATCGTTATGTCAGAGGGAGAGATAAACGATATAGAAGAAATAAGAGTAGATGATAAAGCTGTTACTTGGGCAAGTACATTATCAGATGGTACAGAAGTAGAAGTAGGAAGTGGAGATAGTAATTTTTACAAAGATTCAGAAAGTTTAATTAGAGTAGAACCTCATTTTGGAACAGATGGTCAATCAGCATCATCTTTATTATCAACATTATCATCTTGGGGAAGTAATCATAAATTATCTGGTTTATGTTATTTAGCATTAAGGTTTAAATGGAATCAAGACGCATTTACTGGGATACCTAAAGTTCAAGCAAAGATAC